GAGGAAGTAAAGCTGAAACTCTACCAGGAGGAACGAATCTTGGTGAGATTGACGACTTAAAATTCTTTACAAACAAGTTGTTCCGTGGTTTAAGAATTCCCAGTAGTTATTTGCCCACAGGTGCAGACGACAGTCAAGCACAGTACAACGATGGTCGTGTTGGCACAGCATACATTCAAGAATTTAGATTTAACAAATATTGTGAAAGACTACAAAGTTTAGCAGCCAGTATATTTGACGAAGAATTTAAATTGTATCTACACAACAGAGGAGTCAATATTGATTCTAGTTTGTTTGAATTAAAACTACAACCTCCAATGAACTTTGCAGCATATCGTCAAAGTGAAGTAGATGGCCAACGTATCAATACATTTAACACTATTCAAGCAGTGCCGTTTATTAGTAAACGCTTTGCATTAAAACGATTCTTGGGATTAAGCGAAGAAGAAATGGCAGAAAATGAACTGCTGTGGAGCGAAGAACAAGGCAAGAGTGATCCAATACCCACAGACAGCAGTGGCGAACTGAGATCTATTGGCTTAAGTCAGGGAAATATTGCCGCTGATGTTGATGCTGCCACTGACACCGAAGGTACTCCTGAACAGGCTGCAGCAGTGCCAGAACCTGGTGCTGAACCGTTACCAGTGACTCCCGCAACTCCGCCAACAGCATAAATATCATATGATTCTAAGAGAACTGTTTTACGTCGACAATGACAAAAAATCTCTGGCTAATGACATGAGATACGAACCTCGCCGCGACAAAACTGCTATATCTAAAAACGACACTAGAAAAACTAGATTAACATTGGGTCAAATTAATCAATTGAGAAAGACTAGTGAAGCACACATCTTAGAACAAGAACAAGAATTGCAATTTGTAAAAATAATGTATGGTGCTCCACCTCCAGCACCACAATAAAATCTCTTTGATAAATTAATACAAGGAGAATAATATGCGTTGTTTTGTGCTAGGCAACGGCAAAAGCCGTCTTGCAATTCAGCCCCTAGATCTAAAAGCATACGGAAAAATATACGGATGCAATGCTCTATATAGAGAATTTGATCCAGATTTTTTAATTGCAGTAGATCCCAAAATGGTTATGGAACTAAACAGTGTTGGCTATCAACACCAGCATTCAGTGTGGACCAATGGCAATGCTAGATACAAAGCATTTAGAGGATTCAACTATTTTATTCCCAGTCTAGGATGGAGCAGCGGCCCAACAGCGTTGGACATGGCTTCTCGATCAGGTGTGACCGAAATATATATTTTGGGATTTGACTATGAAGGTGAAAACGGCAAATTAAACAACGTCTACGCCAACACAAAAAATTACAAATTGTCTAGCGATGTAGCCACTTACCACGGTAATTGGATGCGACAAACAGAAAAAGTTATTCGAGATAACAAACACATAAAATATTATCGACTAGTCGGTGATAAATATTTTGATACAAATTGGCATTTTTCAAACTTTAAGAATTTAAATTACACAGAATTTAAACAACTCTTGAAGACCTGGCCTAAAAACTAGCATTTTTAGGCCATTTCACCCCATTTATTACAATTAAAAGTAAATATATCAACAGCCTTGTAACCATAGGAGACAAAACAATGACTGATCGAAACAAATTTGAACAGATGCTTGAGTCTTTGGTCAATGACGACCAAGCCAGAGCAAAGGAACTATTCCACCAAATCGTGGTAGAAAAATCACGTGAGATTTATGAAAATCTTCTTGCTGAAGAATTTGACGAAGACGTTGAAGAAGGTCAAAAAGAAGATGATGACATGGAAGAATCCATGGAAGACGAAACTGATGACATGGAAGAAGGTATGGACGACGAAACCGACGACATGTCTATGGAAGCAAATGACATGGATGACGAATCTGACATGGACATGCCAGCAATGGACAAGGGTGATGATTTCATCGACGATGTCACTGGTGATACAGATAACCCAGAAGAAATAGTTGCTGATATCGGTGCAGCAGTTGATGACTTAGATGCATTAGTTGCTGAATTAGAAGACGCTATTGCAGCGTTTGATGGCGGCAAAGAAGATGATGCAGAAATGGATATGGATGACGAAGACGACATGATGTCTAAAGAACAGTATGCATTTGAAGATGAGCAAATGATGCGTGAGTATGTGGAAAAAGTAGGCGAAACCTACAAAGGCGGCAAAGTTGCCAGTACCAGCGAAGCAGGTGGCGCCAACACAAAAAGTATCATAGCCAAGAAGAATGACATGGGTGGCACAACTGCTAACATTGCCAAAGGCGGTGAAGGCGGTGGTAACAAAACCAGCCTACCAGGTCATGCAAACGCCAAGACTGAAAATCTTGGCAACGTAAATGTTCCAGGCGGCAAGGCTGGTGTAAAACATCTTAAGGGTGTGCCAGCAGGTCACGGAGCAGAAAAGAAAGGCAGTGGCGACACTGCTACCAATAAGAGAAGCATAATTGGATCTAGATAATGTTTTTACTTCGTGAAAATCTTTCGTTTACACAGGCCGGCATCGTTGTTGAATCAACTGACAACGAGACTGGCGGTAAAAGTTTGTACATGAAAGGTATTTGCATACAGGGCGGAATTAAAAACGCTAACCAAAGGGTATATCCTGTGGACGAGATTGGCAGGGCTGTTAAGACTCTAAACGATCAGATTGCCAATGGTTATTCTGTATGCGGTGAAGTAGATCATCCAGACGATCTAAAAATTAACCTGGACCGTGTCAGCCACATGATTACCTCAATGTGGATGGACGGTCCAAATGGTTATGGCAAAATGAAAATATTACCTACTCCTATGGGACAACTGGTTAAAACTATGTTGGAAGCCGGTGTTAAATTAGGTGTAAGTAGCAGAGGTTCTGGAAACGTCCGAGATGACGGGTCCGGTCATGTCAGCGACTTTGAAATCATTACGGTGGATATAGTTGCTCAACCAAGTGCTCCCGGTGCGTATCCTACACCAATTTACGAAAATCTCATGAACACTCGTGGCGGTTTAAGTAGCCTTCGTATAGCGAAGGAGGTGCAGGGCGACCCGAAAGCACAGAAGTATCTTAAGGAAAGCCTATTAAGAATAATAGGCGGTCTCCAATAATAGGAGGAATACATGTTGGATTCGTTAAAAACTTTGTTTGAAAACAATGTGATTTCTGAGGAGATGAGAGCAGAAATTGAACAAGCATGGGATCGCAGAGTTGTTGAAAACCGTCAAGAAGTTACACAACAATTACGCGAAGAATTTGCTCAACGCTACGATCATGACAAACAAGTCATGGTAGAAGCCATGGACAAGATGATCAGTGAACACTTAGCTGTTGAAATTCAAGAGTTTAAGGAAGACAAAGCACATTTGGCAGAAGCAAAAGCCAAGTATGCTAAGAAGATGAAAGACGATGGCAAGAAGATGAAAGAATTTATGGTTCATCAACTGGCTAAAGAGATTTCAGAACTACACGAAGATCAGAAACAGTCAGCAGATAAATTCCAGAAACTTGAACAATTTATTATAGATGCTCTATCTGAAGAAATTGCAGAGTTTTATCAAGACAAGCAAGACCTGGCCGAAGCCAAGGTCAAATTAGTTAAAGAAGGTAGAGAACAGATTTCTGCATTAAAACAGAAATTTGTAAAACGTGCAGCAAGCATGGTAGAGTCTATGATTGGTAATAACCTATCTAAAGAAATTACCCAACTCAAAGAAGATATCGAGAGTGCTCGTCGCAACGACTTTGGACGTAAATTATTCGAAGCTTTTGCTTCTGAATATCAAGCAAGTTACCTAAACGAGAAATCTGAAACTTCAAAATTACTCAAGGTCATAGACCTGAAAGATCTAGCCATTACTGAAGCAAAAACTGCGGTAGTAGCAACACAAAAGATTTTAGAAAGTAAAGATTCAGAAGTCAACCGTTTACAAGATGCTATGCAAAGACAGACCACAATGGCTGAACTTTTTGCTCCACTGAGCAAGGACCAGAAAAACATTATGTCTGAGCTGTTAGAAAGTGTGCAAACACCAAAATTACAAAATAGTTTTGAAAAATATCTACCAGCGGTGATTGCCGGCGAAACAAAACCAAAACAAAAACAGGCACTGGTAGAGGCAAAAGAAATTACTGGAAACAAGATTTCCAGTACTCAAGTTAGTGGCGAGTACGATTCTAATATCAGAAGTATTAGACGTCTTGCTGGATTATAAAGTTTAAGGAGAAAAACTAAATGTCAGATCTACTAAATGGTCGTTGGCAAGAGACCAAAGAGGCTCTATTAGAAGGCCTAAACGGTACCCGTAGAAGTTCGATGTCTGTAACTCTAGAAAATACTCGCAAGTATTTGGCTGAGTCAGCATCCGCAGGTGCTACCTCTGCCGGTAATGTCGCAACACTTAACCGTGTGATATTGCCAGTTATTCGTCGTGTCATGCCAACCGTTATCGCTAACGAGTTGGTTGGTGTTCAGCCAATGACAGGTCCAGTCGGACAAATTCACACTCTACGTGTGCGTTACTCAGACACATCAGCTAACGCTGGTGTTCTAGCAGGTGAAGAGGCTCTAAGCCCATTCAAAATTGCTGCTAGTTATTCTGGTAACGAAACAGCAGCAACACCCCGAGCAGGTAGCACCGCTACTTTAGAAGGTGCTGCTGGTAAGCGTATGAGCATCCAGATCCTAAAGCAAGTAGTTGAGGCTAAAACCCGTAAACTAAGTGCTCGTTGGACATTTGAAGCTGCACAAGATGCACAAGCCCAACAAGGCATTGACATCGAAGCAGAAATCATGGCTGCTTTGGCACAAGAAATCACTGCTGAAATTGATCAAGAAATCTTAGGATCTCTACGTTCATTAGCAGGCACAGCCGTTGAAACATACAATCAGGCTGCAGTATCTGGTACAGCAACATTCGTTGGTGATGAGCATGCCGCATTGGCAGTTCAAATCAACCGTGCTGCTAACTTGATCGCTCAGCGTACACGTCGTGGTGCTGGTAACTACGCAGTGGTTAGCCCAATGGCATTGACAATTCTTCAAAGTGCTACTACTAGTGCGTTTGCTCGTACTACTGAAGGTACTTTCGAAGCACCTACAAACACCAAGTTTGTTGGTACATTGAACAGTGCAATGCGTGTGTATGTTGACAGCTATGCTAGCGACAGCACAGGCGTATTGATTGGTTACAAAGGTTCTAGCGAATCTGATGCACCAGCATTCTACTGCCCATACATTCCATTGATGAGCAGTGGCGTTGTGTTAGATCCATCAACATTCGAGCCAGTCGTGTCATTCATGACACGTTATGGTTATGTTGAACTAACCAACACAGCATCATCTCTTGGTAATGCTGCTGATTACTTGGCTAACGTTGCTATCACAAACGCAAACGTAAGATTCAGTTAATCAAATCTTTTTTTAAAAGAAAACAAAGCGGGTGGCAACATCCGCTTTTTTTATGACTTGAGCAAAATGGCTAAATATCATGTCTAAAAATGATTTTGTTTACCAGCAAAACTTATGCAGTAACCCCACTGCGTAGACCTAGAACGTCAACATAAGGAGAAACAAATGGGACGTCCATTAAGAAAAGATGTAAGAGGTACTGATGTTATCAATACCCCAGTTAGCGATACAGGTATCACAGTTAGATTTCATGATGGCTCATCATTGAGAAGTGATGGTATCATTATCAAACAACGTGGTGCTAAAACATTCGTAGTAGCCCGAGTAGGCACACCAACAACAACATTTACCTGCACACTGGTCAGTGGCACGCCAGCAGCTCTTGGCGAACTAAGCATTAGAGGTTCTACAACAGGCCAACTAGACGACGGTTTAATTTCTATTGCCAAACTTACAAAACGTGTAGCCACAGACTTCAGCAATGTTCGTTATACATGGTATTTAGAAAGCGATTCATCTGCAGACTATATTGTTTTAACAGCAATTTAATTAGGATACTGCAATGAAAGTTGTTCACGTCAAGGATGGTGGCTATAAAGTTATAGTGCAGTCCGGTGGTACTATTGTTTTAGACACCGGATCTACGGTTGGTAATGTATTAGTCACTGGTAATCTCACAGTCAACGGCACCACCACCACTGTTAATTCTTCTACCTTGACAGTTAAAGACAACATCATAGTGATCAATCAAGACGAAGGCGGTGCAGGAATCACATTGATACAATCAGGTATTGAGATCGATCGTGGATCATTACCCAATGCAGAATTATTTTTTAATGAATCCATAAGTCATTTCAGTCCCACAACGGGCACTACAGTATCTGGGACTTTTGTTTTTAGAAATCAATCAGGCACTTTGTTGGGTCTAAGAACCAACAGTATAATGACTGGCGGCAGTAATTTAGCATTGGTAGGGTCGGGCACTGGTGTTATCACTGTGCAAGGCACTACCAATTATGAACAAAATGTGTTGGATTATACCAATCCATTGAAACCACCATTAAATGATGATTTTATACCCAATGCAAAAGCAATGGTGGATTATGTTAGTGCTTCGTTTACTGGAATTTTACAACCTGGTATCCAAGATGGGGATACTAGTGTTCGTACTAAAGATCAAAGCAGTCTGAATAGCCCATTGCCCAGCGTTATTGAATTTAAAGTAGACAACGTGTTGATTGGTGAAATTAATTCCAGCGGATTAGAAATTGGCAATATTGTCATCAGCGGCGATACTATTACAGACAGCAGTGTTAACAATTTGACCATTACCAGCAACACTGGTGAAGTGGACATGGATGCTGTGTTGAGTTTATTGGATCAATCAGATCCAACGCCTACAGTAGGTGCTTGCAAAATTTACACAAAAACAACAGTGGGCAGCGGCGACACTGGACTGTACTATGCCAATACAAAAATTGATTTTGATGGGTCAACTGTGATAAATTTACAAGACGAGTTGGTAAGTAAAAATCGTGCGTTATTGTTTAGTATGTTATTTTAAGGAAAAATCATGGCGGTTCAGAGTGTAGCAATCAACAACACAAACACAAACTTATTTGTATCGTCTGGCAACAATGCTGTGACAACAATTATGATTTGTAACAAAATACCGTTTGATCCGTTAGACCCAGCAGCAGATCAAACATATCTGTACTTGCACATTGTGGCCAACGGTGACGGAGTGACAGATACTAATCTAGTGGTCAATAAACTGTTGGTGCCAGCAGGTGAAACAGTGACATTTGACACTGAAAAAATTGTGTTGGCCAACGGAGATAGAATTGTGGCCAACACAGAGTTGCCTGCAAATTTAGTAGCCACAGTGAGTACATTGGTGTTGTAATGCGATATCTACAAAGACAATTGTTAAACAAACGCCAAGTGGTAGACTTTGGCATAGCCGTGGGCATCGGCGGAGATGTTGTTATCAATTCTACCAACAACGTGTTGTTGCCAAAAGGCACTACAGCAGAACGACCAATAACACCTGCTGTGGGAATGATACGTTTCAATACTACAACAACAGAAGTTGAAGTGTATCAAGGCAGTGCTTGGCGAAATTTAAGATTCAAAGAAGCAGCCGCTATAACTTTACAAAGTCTAGGATTCGGCGACGGATCTTCCACATTATTTGGCCCACTGAGCCCTGTTCCTCCCAGCGTTATAGAAAGCGGCAGCACATGGGGCGGCCAGCATTTGATAGTGTTAGTAGAAAACGTCATGCAGATATTCAATACAAATTACACAATCGTACAAAATCCTGGCGGAGGATATGCTGCTGGATATTATATTCAATTTACTGGACCGTCAATTCCCAATAAACCTATCAATGTACTACACGGGTTTGATCGTTAAACAAGGACAATAAATGGCACTGGTACTTAAAGACAGAGTTAAAGAAACAACACTCACAGTGGGAACTGGAAGTTTTCAACTGCAAGGCCCCGCGGCGGGTTTTAGACCTTTCAACGACATAGGTGACAGCAACACCACTTACTATGCAGTGGTCACAGACAGCAGTGTTGGCGAGTTTGAAATTGGTCTAGGTCAATTTAATTTAACCACTCAACAGATATCAAGAAGTCAAATTATTTCCAGCAGCAACAGTAACAATATTGTAAACTTCAGTGCTGGAGTCAAAGAAATCTTTGTGACATACCCGGGTCCCAAAGGATTGTTTTTAAATTCTACAGGATTGGCAGAACTGCCAGCGGGCAGTTTAGTGGGCGGCACACCCATTGGTGGTATTGGCCCTACAGGACCTAGCGGACCAACTGGCGCATTTGGCGGACCCACAGGACCCACAGGACCAACCGGACCTACGGGACCTACGGGACCCACAGGACCCACAGGACCACAAGGTAACAAAGCAGGTTTAAAATATACTTTTAGCACAACAACTGCAATGGCTGATCCAGGATCGGGAATTGTACGCTTCAACAATGCTGCTGTAGCCAGCGTAACTGCTATTGCTATCAGCGATTTAACATTTGAAGGTGCTGATCTAAGTACTTATATGCTGACTTGGGATGACGGCACTCCTGTGGTCAAGGGATATTTAATTTTTAGAAGCAACAGCAACACCAGTGCTACTCATGCAATCTTTGAACTGACAGCAGTCACAGACAACAGCAGTTGGTTACAGTTCACAGTGGCACATGTTTCGGGTATACTGCCCAGTAATCTAGATGAACTCACTGTTGATCTAACCCGCACAGGCAATATTGGCCCCACTGGACCAACGGGACCAACCGGCCCCACTGGATCGCAAGGCGATAAAGCTGGATTAAGATATAACTTTAGCACTACTACTACTATGGCTGATCCAGGTACTGGAACAGTAAGATACAACAATGCTGCTGTAGCCAGCGTAACTGCAATTGCCATAGACGACGTAACTTTTGAAGGCACCAACGTTGAAAGTTATTTGCTAACCTGGGATGACGGCACAGCAGGTCCAAAAGGTTATATCTATTTTAAAAGCAATTTAAATGCCACAGCAACAGGAACTATCTTTGCTGTTAACAGCCTTACAGACAATGTTGGCTGGGTAGAATTAGCAGTAACTTACGTAAGCGGAACATTACCATCTGGTAGCCAACAGTTAGTTGTAGACTTCAATAAAACTGGAGATATTGGACCCACTGGACCCACAGGACCCACAGGACCCACTGGACCTACTGGACCCACAGATGCCAACAACTTGTTTGGCGGCGGTACAGGTCAAATTCCATATCAAACCGCCGCTGGTGCCACAGCATTTGATGCAGATTTTACATTTGTAGCAGCAAGTAATACATTAGTTGTTAATTCTGTAGATGTAGGTCGCGGCGGAGCAGGAGATGACACAAACACAGCCATTGGAAAAAGTGCGCTGTCAGTTAATACAGCTACTGGTTATAGAAATACTGCCGTTGGTTCATTATCTTTAGATGTTAATACCACTGGAACTGACAATACTGTGATAGGATATAGTGCCGGCGGAGCCATCATAGCAGGACTCAACAATTCAGTATTGGGTTCCGGCGCATATCCCTTAGGCACTGGCTCAAACAACGTTGCAATAGGCCCAGCAACATTGAATACATTAACTGGCGGCGATCAAAATATTGCCATTGGTAGCAGCGCATTATTCACTATTGGCAACGGAAGTAATCAAAATATCGCTGTTGGATACCTAGCAGGTTATGATCTAACAGGCAACGTTGATGGCAATGTGTTGCTGGGCAACTTCACAGGCAACGATGCTGGATTAGATATTTCTGGATCTAGCAACACTGTCACAGTGTCAAACGGTGCTGGCACTGTGAGATTGCACTATACTGCCAACGGAAATTTTGTAACCAAAATTCATACATCTTCAACAACATTATGGGCCAACAATTTCTTAGAAATTTTTGCAACTTCTAATACTAGTCTAACTTTTAGATATAGAGGTAGCGACGGAACTACTCGCTCAGCGTCAATAACATTGTCTTGATCCAAATCATAACATCATACTATCTCAAATAAATAGTATATGTTAGGATTTTCACCTTTAAGTTCATCCCCGCTGGGCACACCCGCCCCTGGCTCCCCAATAGGCACTGGTGTTGGCAAAATATCAGGGCCGTTGTTGGCTCCTAATTTAGAGCGCAGCGGCACAGATTTCAGCGTTGATACAGATTTATTATACCTAAATGTCAACGATCAACGTGTGGGTTTTGGCACTGATGTACCAGATGCAACTCTGACTGTTGACAATTTTGTTGCAACAAGTTTGATAATAGATGATGTAGGCAACATTGGTGATCTACAGTATGTGGGATCTGGGCTTAATGAAATAAAAAGTTTCTTTGGCAACATCAATATATTGCCTTCAGGTGCTGATCCAATGATCTTTGCCACTGCGTTTGGCAGTGAAAATGTAGTGTTTGATGAAAACATCATTCGCAGTGAAGACAGTAATGCTTCGATAGAATTTTATGTAGACCCTAGTAGAAAGGTCAATGTCAACAGCAACATGTTTGTAGATGGCGGTTTACACGCCACTGGCAATATAACATTTGACGGCAGCATTACCCTAGGCAATGCTAACACCGACAGCATTGCATTCAATGCAGATGTCAATACCAGCATAATTCCAGATTCTAATTTAACTTATCAATTAGGCAGTGCCTCAAAGAAATGGGGTGAAACATTTTTCTATTTATGGAACGGTAATGTACTCAATGCTAGCGTACTAGTATCAGGCGGAGTAGGATTTGGCACTAGACAACAAAACATATGGTATGTGGCCAAAAATGGATTAGACACGAATGTAGGCGATCATCCCAATGGACCGTTTCTCACAGTAGGCGAAGCCATCAATCATGCTGTGGCCGGCGATACTATTTTTATCTATCCTGGTACATATGAAGAAGCAGTACCGTTAACTGTGCCAGTAGGAGTAACAGTCAAAGGTGCCGATCTACGCAATGTAATAATTAAACCAGACAGTAATACTGCAGAAGATGTTTTCTTACTCAATGGCGAATGTACCATTGAAGACATCACCATAATGGATTTTCATTTTGATGCTCTAAACAATAGAGGTTATGCGTTTCGCTTCGCCCCTAACATGACTGTGACTACTCGCAGTCCGTATGTGCGCAATGTCAGCGTGATCACTTTTGGCACTGTGACCAGTGTCAATGATCCTCGAGGCTTTGACACCGGAGACGCTGGCCGGGGTGCATACATTGATGGCTCAGTGGTCAATGCAGCCAGCAAAGAAGCAAGTATGTTGTTTCATAGTGCAACATTTATCTGTCCAGGCTCTTATACTATTATAGCTACCAATGGTGTGCGTGTTGAATGGTTAAATTCATTTATCTATTTCGCGTCAGTTGGTATGAGTGCAGTATCTAACCCAATTGGTTTTGCAGGAGACGGTAAAACAAGATTGCGTGTATACGGAATGAGTGCATCAACTGTGGTTGCTGGAGATACTATTACGCTATTAGACAGTGGCAGCACATTAGTTAGTGCAGTTATAGAAAGCATAACCTATGACATGCCCACTGCTTATATTGTGATAGATGGGAAAATTGAAGGATGGGAAACATCATTACCTCCCCCAGATAGCAGTGTGCAACAAGATATAGAGTTCAGCGGTGGACAAACTGCCACTCACATTGTCACATCTGATTACAACGACTTTGGAGCAGAAATAAGAGTTATTAGTTCTGCAAACGTTTACGGAAATTATGGAATTGTTGCCAACGGCGTAGGCACATTAATTTATTTAATTAATCATAATTTTAGTTATATTGGTTCGGGAAAAATAACCAATAACGATCCAATAGACACGGTTCATGCCAACGAAGTGGTTAGTTACAACGACGGAGAAATATATTATCAAAGTCAAGATCACGACGGAAATTTTAGAGTAGGTGAAATACTAACAATTGATCAACGCACCGGCAATATATTTTTAAATTTTACTTTTGCAGAATTCGTTGCCGGAAGTAATTTAACAATAACTTCTGGTAATACAACAACAATTGTAGATGCTACACAGACACAAACAGGAGTTTTAAGAGTTATTAACAACGGTATTAGTAATATTGAAACTGGCGGAACTACTGCAGCCAGGTCAATTAATATTTTACCAGGCGTATTTGGAAAAGTAGATATTCAACACTACACAGCATTAGAATTATCTAAAGGCGGTGACGTTAACTTAATATTGAGCACATTGGGTGAGATTAGATTTAATAATGTCTATAATGACTTTGAAGGATTCAGCAGTCAAGGTAAAAATAACTTATACAGTATTTGGGACAAAGATCGCACCACATATATTTTGCCGGAAACTTCTCCTGGCGCCAACAACAATGTGTTGCAATTTTATGCTGATAATACTTTACAATCTTGGATCAACACCACTGGGCTTTACAGCAATCGATTAACAGTGAGTCAATTGACCATAGATGGCAATACCATTGTGAGTAATCAAAGCAACAGCGACATAGAATTGATTGCCAATGCGTTTGGCGTAGTTGATATATCTAATTTTCAAATCTATGACAACAAAATCGAAGTTGACACAGTTAATACCAATTTGAATTTTATTACCAACAATGGTACTGGATATTTGAAATTTGCAGGCGGTGGCACAAGGATACCCACAGGGAATTCAGCCAATCGTCCGTTGATAGTTGAAACCGCAATGATTAGATACAATGAAACAACCCCCGAAGTAGAAGTGTATACTGGCGATCCTTTGTTGGGGACCAATGGTTGGATCCCGTCAGCAGGCGTTACTGGTATCACAGTAACTGCAGAAATCATGGAGGAATTCACCACTATTTGGGGAATGACCTTAGGATAAATATTGCATAATGGATAAAAACTATGGCTGTAGGTAAAATCACTGGTGAAATGCTACAAAATAATCTCGTACGAGACGGGATTAATCTAGCATTTGAAACAGATCTATTATTTTTAGATGTGATCAACGGACGAGTTGGTGTCAAAACCAGCAGTCCTAGTCATCCGTTGCAAGTGGTGGGCACTGCTAGAACACAGAATGTTGATGTGTCTAATTCTGTCACAGTGGGCACATTCACACTCAGCGGCAACACTCTAGCCAGCACATCAGACAGTATTTTCTTTAATCTTGCCGGCGCTGGCGCAGCAGTGTACAACAGTAGATTATTGATCGACGATTTTGAAATAACTGACAACGAATTGCGAATTACGGATACAAACAAAGATTTAGAAATTCGTCCCAATGGCACTGGCAGTTTAAAAGTATTCGGCGATACAGAAGTATTTGGAAATTTACATGCCACCGGGACTATCACTGCAGACGGAAATCTACAACTAGGCAATGCCAACACAGACAACATCACTTTTGTAGGTGAAGTCAACAGTGATATTATTCCCGACGCCGACAATCTTTATGATTTGGGCAGCGCCAGTCGACGTTGGACCAATATCTATGCAGATGTATTAAATGCCAACACTGTGACGTCTGGCAGTATCATTGTGGACGGTATCGATGTAGTGACGCCACAAGGCAACATCTGGTATGTCAGCATTGGTGGCGACGACGGCAAGACTGGCAGTCATCAAAACGACACATTTCGCACTGTTGAAAAAGCATTGACTGTGGCCACCAGCGGTGATACTGTGTTTATCTATCCCGGTATTTACGATGAATTGTTACCGTTGACAGTGCCAGTGGGTGTAACTGTAAAAGGCGTAGGCATACGCTCAGTGACTATTCGTCCAGACACTGCTAGTACAGATAAAGATGTATTTTTACTCAACGGTGAAACCACTATTGAAGATTTAACTATCAGCGGATATCAATACAACAGTGGCGCCAACACTGGACATGCATTTAGATTTGCTTCAGGAATGACCGTGACTACTCGTAGTCCATACATTCGAAACATCACGGTTATCACTGCAGGAACAGTTACCAGCGGCACAGATCCTCGAGGTTATCTAGCAGGTGATGCAGGTCGCGGCGCATACATTGATGGCTCGGTGGTCAATGCTGCTAGCAAAGAAGCAAGTATGTTGTTTCACAATGCAACATTTATCTGCCCCGGTGTTAACGTTATCACAATGACCAATGGTGTGCGTGTTGAGTGGTTAAACTCATTTACCTATTTTGCAGGAAAAAGCATGTATGGTATCTCTGGCAGCACAGGATTTGCTGGAGATGGTAAAACAAGATTACGTATTCCCGCAGTTACAGGCACATGGAACGTGGGCAACACTATCAGTTACTATGACACCGATAGTGTAACATTGTTGGCCAGTGGTGTCATAGAAAGCATCAGCGGCAATTATTATGTCATAGACGGCAAAGCCAGTGGATTTGAAACTGTCAATGACCGTGTTGGAAAGACTGTAAGTGCAGGCGGAAATGCACAGCACAGCACAGCACAATTTAAATTTGGCACAGCCAGTTTCTTGTTAGACGGCACCGGCGACTATGTCAGTTCCCCGACCTCAACTGATTTTGAATTTGGCACAGGAGATTTCTGTGTAGAAATGTTTGTTAGACGAACCAGAACAGCACAAATAGAGTTATTATTTGATCAACGCAATGCCGAACCAGAAATAGCGCCGAGTTTATATATCAGTGCCGCTGACAAACTTGTTTACAATGTCAACGGTGTAGATAGAATAACTGGCACAACTAGTTTAGTAACTGGCGCATGGTATCATGTTGTGGTGGCTAGGGTCAGTGGCAATACTAGATTGTTTTTAGGCGGCACACAACAAGGCAGCACATATGTTGATATTAATAACTATGGCGCACGACCAGTGAAGTTTGGAGCAACAAATTATGACAATACTTTGGGGTTTCAGGGATATATCGACGAAATAAGAATAAGCAAAGGCATAGGCCGATATTCCACAACGTTTACTCCTACTACCACACAGTTTGACGGTGATAACACCGCAGTATTATTACTACACGCCGACGGACCTAATACCAGCACAACTATTATAGATGATGGTGTAACACTGCAAGATCTAAGAACCAATACCGGCGGCACGGCAAATTTAATCGAAACAGCGGATTACAGCGAGTTTGGTGCAGAAGTTCGTGCCATTGCCAGCGTAGCATCATACGGAGAATACGGTGCATATGCCGACGGCGAAGGTGTATTGATGTATCTCATAGGACACAATTTTGCCTATGTTGGTGTTGAACAATTAGTAAACAACGATCCGGCAGATGTTATACAAGCCAACGAAATTGTCACAGTTAATAACGGCGAGATACATTATACCAGTGTAGATCATAAAGGCGATTTCAGAGTCGGAGATTATTTTAAAGTAGATCAACAAACTGGAACTATTACATTTAGTAGTGTTACTACAAATATTACCAGCCCAGGCGGACTGACTTTCACAGACGGGGTTAATACTACAATTATTAATTCTGCAGAAGTTATCACAGGAAATCTGCGAATTTCTAGTAACACTATCAACGCTACCAATGTCAACGGTAATATTGAATTAATACCCAGCGGAACTGGCGTAGTCAAAGTTAACAGTACACAAAGTTTGTTAATCCCTGTAGGAACAACAGGTCAACGACCAACAGCAGCCACAGGACAAATTCGTTACAACACTGATCTAGGTAGATTTGAAGGATACAACGGCACAGTGTGGACACAGTTAGGCGGTATCAGTGACGTGGATCAAAACACGTATATCTTACCAGAATCAGCACCCAATGCCAATGACAACATCATGACCTTTGTGGCAGGAGGTGTCAACGTGGCCACGCTGACTTCTACAACATTCACAGTGAATCAGGTAGATGTTGACAATTTGAGATTCAGTGGCAATGCAATTTCTTCAACCAACAGTGACGGAGACATAGTGTTTTTGCCCAACGGTATAGGTGCTGTGGTTGTGGACAATTTGAGATTCAGCGGCAACACCATTACCAATAGTCAATTGAATGCTGTTACAGAAATAAATGTCACAGGGGACGGATATATACGAATTCCTGGAACCAACGGAATGGTATTGCCCAGTGGCGGATCTGCCTCTAGACCCAGTTCAGTTGAATTAGGGCTAATGAGATATAATACAGATCTACAATATGTAGAAATTTGGGACGGACTAGCCTGGGTCAGCACAGCCGGTTCAGCTGCAGGTATCACTGCAGCCACCGCTCAAGATATTGCCGTGGCGGGCGCATTAATGTTAGGATAACAAATGGCAACCTTTTTTAGAACACAAGTGGTAAAAAATATTGGAACTACTCCAATCGACGTAATAGGAACTGTGGACAACAACAGATTCACAGTGGTGGGCTGTAATCTGGCCAACATTGTTGACGAGGATGTGATAGTGGATGTGTTTGTGGTAGACAGTGGCAGCACAGCAGCATACTACATCAAACAATTGATCATTCCGCCCTACACATCAGCCAAAGTGATTACCAACGGAGAAAAACTGGTATTAGATACCAATCATTTTTTACGAGTGGTTAGTGATACTGCAGCCGGTATTGATGCAGTGATCAGTTATGTAGAAATAGTATAAGGAACAAATTATGAGCAATTACTTTTTTGGCAGATCAGCAGACGATCTTTTAGGCGGTGCCCCTAGATATTTTTACGGAGTAAAACGATCTGATGACGGCGAAGTGACATTTACTAGGGTAAATCAATTGAGTCGCAATGATGCTATTGAAATCAATGAACCAGGCGACATTGCGGAAAATTTTGAAGATTTTGATATAGGTATTGATTTTTTAGAAGGCCGCGATGTCAATCACAACATTGTTTTTGACAACTTATTGTATGAACAATATCGTTGGGATGATCGCAGCATATACTACTACATCGACACAGACGGCCAACTGGTGGCCAGAATAAATACAAAATACGACTATCCCGACGGAATACAATCATAAAGAGATAAAAAATGGCCGATTTTAAAATTGCTAAAATTAGATTTACCTGGAGAGGTAATTGGGCTTCGGTCTATAACTACGTCAAAGATGACATAGTAAGATACGGTGCAAAAACCTATGTGTGTATGGTCACACACTCCAGCAGTGCGGATTTTTATACAGATCTAAACAACATTGCCACTCGATGGAATGAGATGATAGATGGGTACGAATGGACTGAAGACTGGACTGCAACCACATTTTATCAATTAAATGATCTAGCAAAATACGGCGGAATTGTTTATCGTTGCACAACCAGTCATACTTCTAGCACCACATTAGAAACCAACATTGCAAATTGGACTGTGCATGTCAGCACAGAAGATTGGTTAAACACTTGGTCAGCAACTACTTTTTATAATGTCAACGATGTTGTTCGTTGGGGTGCAATTGTTTACAGATGCAATACTGCTCATACATCAGCAACATATGTGTCAACGCCAATTGTTGCTGGAACTGATTACAGAGGGTTAGAATACGATCAAGCCAAATGGACTGTGATACACAGCGGCACTGATTGGAAAGGTGTCTATGCAGCAAATGAAAGATATAAACTTGGCGACATCGTCAGATACAATTCTAGTATCTGGTACTGTATTACCGGACATAGATCTGCCTCGACTATTGACGAAACAAAATTTAACATGTGGTTGCCAGGCCTGTCTTGGGAAGACGAATGGAGTATCGTAACATCTTATACTATTGGAGATATTGTCAGCCACGGTGGATACGTGTATCGAGCTATATTAAATAACACTGCCACTGTGCCCCCGGTTAATCCTAGTTACTGGCAAATAATTGCTGAACAATACAGAGATCAAGGCCAGTGGGCAGCAGCCACTGCTTACAAAGTAGGAGATATGGTGCGCTGGAGTGGCGGCACCTATGTAACTGTGGCTGACCACACTGGTATAGAGCCACCCAATGCCACATACTGGCGTATAGCAATATACACTGATAGATTTAAAGGACGATGGACTGTTTATAACGGCCTCACAGCCCCTTATAATTATCTAGTAGGAGAAGTTGTTAGTTTTCAAAGCAATGCCTATATCTGTGTGTTGAAACATAATGCGGTCGATGACAACCGCCCAGATAACGATACTGCAGGAACATATTGGCAACCGTATGTGTTAGGCGAGCCAACGAATGTATTAAAGATATTAGGTGATATCAAAACCTACGGAGTTACCGAGGATGGCAGTTCTATCGGTATAACTAGAAGAGCGATAGGCACTAATTCTTCTGTTTTAAAAGCAACCGACGGCGAAGTAGCATGGGATGGGTTTGATCAAATTCCAAAAGTTTATTTTGTAAGCCCTAAAGGGACAAATTCTGGATTAACTCCTGGAGATACAGTATACGGGCAGGATCAAGATCAGCCATTTTTAACTATTAAGTATGCTTGCCAGTATATTCAAGCAGATCTGGCTGCCAGAGCACCGGCAACAATTTTTGTTAAATCTGGAACATACTACGAAATACTTCCTATCAGTGTGCCAGCAGGAGTGGCAATTGTTGGAGACGAACTTAGAAATCCCACAGTTTTACCAGCAGCCGGATATGAAACCTTCAATATGTTTTATATGCGTAATGCCACCGGCCTTCGTAATATGACCTTAGAAGGACTGTCAGGAACTCTCGGCGTTGCCAATCAATACCTAACAAAACGTCCTAGTGCAGGAGCATATGTCAGTTTAGATCCAGGCCTTGCAGCCAACGATCCCACAGTATGGATTACCAATAAATCACCATATGTTCAAAATGTCACAACGTTTGGCACTGGGTGCGTTGGTTTAAAAGTTGACGGCAATTTACACAACAGCGGCAACAAGAGCATTGTGGCCAATGACTTTACTCAGGTATTAAGTGACGGCATCGGAGCTTGGATAACCAACGGCGGCCGCGCAGAATTAGTATCAGTGTTTACCTACTATAATCACATTGGATACCTGGCAGAAAATAATGGAAAGATACGTGCTACCAACGGCAATAACTCCTACGGAGATTATGGATCAGTAGCAGAAGGTTATAATCTTACAGAAATCCCCAAGACCGCAGTGGTGAATAATAGATCGTTCCAAGCATCTGTTGCATTTGTATCCACCAACGGCAGCAGCATTTATCGCTATGAATACAGCAATGCAGGATCTACGTATACGTCAGCAACTTCTACAATATCGGGATCGGGATTGAATGCAGTGGCCAATCACGACGAATTTAGAGACCAAGCAATTTATCAAATTCGAGTTGCGGCTCTCGGCGATTCTAGTCAACCAGGCGGCGGCGGCTATGTTGGAAATTCAGGTAATGCCCAGGCCGGCGACACTATTCAGATTACATTATCTGCAACAGATGTTAACGACAGCGGTGTATATACTGGGATGCTTATAATGATTACCAGCGGCACTGGAGTAGGACAAGTGGGATATATCAATTCCTACGACAGCACTACTAAAATTGCATTGATATATAATGAAGATACCTCGGCAGCCGGTTGGAATCATGTTGTTCCGGGAACTACTATTGCCAGCACCTTAGATACTACTACGGCTTATATTATCACACCTCGTATCACATTGGCAGCACCAACATTTACCCCAGCCGCAGCCACAACACCTTCCGCTGCTGCATGGTCAGCTATGGCTTACGGCAACAGTAGATTTGTGTTGATTGCCACGGGAGCAACCACTACAGCATATTCTACCAACGGAACATCTTGGACGGCAGGTGGCGCACTACCAGCCAGCACAACTTGGACCGATATTGCTGCCGGAGCAATATCTAGCACAACATATCACGTTGCCGTAGCCAGCGGCGGAACACAAGCAGCATATTCTACCAACGGTGGAACATCGTGGATTACTGCGTCGTTGGCCTCTAGTGCAACATGGACTGCTGTGGCCTATGGTAACAGTAGATTTGTTGCAGTCAGCAGTGGTGGAACTGCATCCAGTATTTCAACTAATGGAACAACCTGGTCAGCAGGCGGAGCACTGCCTAGTTCAACTACATGGTCTGCAGTTACCTACGGCAACGGAACATTTGTGGCAGTAGCAGGAAATGCTGGTGCAACTACAGCAGCAGCATATTCTACAGATGGTGTATCTTGGACGTCAGCAACACTGCCAAGTGCAAATTGGACCAGTGTAGTCTATGGTAACGGACGGTTTGTTGCAGTATCTCAAGGCGGAACGTCAGCAGCATATAGCTTTGACGGTATAACATGGACAGCGTCGACATTGCCAAGCAGCGGCAGCTGGGTTAAAGTTAGATATGGCCAGGGAACATTTGTAGCTATACAAGGATTTTCGGCAGCAACATCTAATAGCATAGCAACCAGCACCAACGGTGTAACATGGACTGCAAGATCATTGTTGAGCACCGCAGCATGGACTGCAACAGCATTTGGAAATGCTAACGGTATCCCAATTTGGGCTTTGGCCGTTACAGCATCTACTACTGCTCAATCTATTCCAGGATTTACAACTGCTAAAGTTAGAGGAATTATCACTGCGGGTCGCATGAGTTCTATTAGAATCATAGAACCGGGATCGGGATATACCAGCACGCCTGTTATTACCATAACAGATCCAAACAATACTAGTGAAGTTGTCACTGAAATTCGTAGAGGGAATGGCGCATTGGCAAATCCTAGTTTTACAAATAGGGGATCTGCATATTTGGTCGCTTCGTCAACAATTTCTGGAAACGGTTATGCAGATAATTATCAAACCGGTAGTTATGTTTATGTGACTAATTTGACAGCATTGCCGGGGCCCGGCTCATACTTTCGTCTATCTAGTATTGACGATCAAACATATAATGTAGTAACTGTTGATAATGTCACAGGATCTGCTGGAAATTATTCTAGTAGAATCCGGATATATCCGGCACTGGATGTTGATGAATCGCCACTACATACTGAAGCAATTGAAATTAGAGAAGATTACAGTCAGTGCAGAATTACCGGACATGACTTCTTAGAAGTTGGCACCGGTAATACCAGTGCAACAGCATACCCTAATACCAATGTAACCAATGTGGCACCTGAAAATGAAGTTATACAAAGTAATGGAGGCCGAGTATTTTATTCCAGTACTGATCAAGACGGTAATTTCCGAGTAGGTGAATTATTCCAAGTAGAACAGGCCACCGGAGTAGTCAGTATCAACGCTGATGCATTTAATTTAAGTGGATTAACAGAAATACGATTAGGTGGTGTAACACTGGGTGGAACTGGTGCTACAATTAATGAATTTTCTACAGATCCAACTTTTAGCGCAAACAGCAATAACATTGTTCCAACGGAAAAAGCTATCAAAGCATTTATTGCAAGTAGAATCGGTGGGGGAGGATCAGACCTTGATGTCAACGAAATACAAGCAGGATCTATCTATTTGTCAGCACCAAATCAAATTGGCCATATTGGAGGATCATCTTATGGTCTTAACATAACATCTGCTGCTAATTTTACCCGCGGAATAGTTGGTACAGCACTGTCTATGCAATATTTTATTAGAGAACATAATTTATAAGAGGATGCGTTATCACACAATATAAAACTGAATCTTTGGCTAAATATTATCAATAGGAACGTTCGGAGTATCTAATGGCTGAATTTAAACTTGGTAGAATAAGATTTATTTGGAAAGGTGCATGGGTAACCAGCACAGTATACATCAAAGATGATGTAATACGACATGGCGGCAAGGTGTTCATTTGTCTAATAGGACATACAGCAAATGCCGATTTCTATGTAGATTTAGAAGCAGCATCACCACGCTGGAGCCAGATGAGTGACGGACAATCGTGGCAAGGAGATTGGACAAACGCACATGTTTATAAAGCAAACGATGTGGTCAAATGGGGCGGATTGCTTTACATTTGTAACAACGGACACACATCTTCTACAAATTTAGAAAATAATCAAAGCGATTGGGATTTATACGCAGAAAGCTTTGATTGGAAGAGCACTTGGGCTGCATCAACATACTACAAAGTCAACGACGTAGTAAAATACGGTGGATATACCTATGTTTGTGTTACTAGTCATACCAGTAATGTCAGTGCTACTTTGTTGTCCGGTGGCCTTGAAGCGGACCAAGCTAAATGGAACGTTGTTCACCCTGGCCTAGAATACAAAGGAACCTACACAGGTTCCACACGATATAAAATCAACGATGTTGTAAAATATGGTCCTGATTTATGGATTTGCACAACATTTTATTTGGCCGGCAGCAGCACATTCGCCGAAGGCAACTGGCAATTATTTGTTGGCGGTTTAGAATTTGAAGACAGTTGGAATAGTTCAGCAGTATATCAACCAGGTGATGTAGTCACACACAGTGGTTATATTTGGGTCGCTGTTACCAACCACACCAATAGTGCTCCTACCGCAGCTAGTATCAATTGGGATTTATTTACCACAGGATTCAATTTCATAGGGGATTGGAACAGTTACGACGACTATCTACCAGGCCACGTACTGAGACAAGGCGGATATACATATCTATGTAAAGTTGCCAACACAAATCAACAACCTCCAAATCTCACATACTGGGAAGTTTTAAACACTGGAATTAAATGGAGAGGAACGTGGAGCAACGGTTATCCTTATGTATTAGGCGACACAGTCAAATCAGGCAACGGCAGTTATATTTGTAAATTAGCACACACTGCTAGTTCTGGTGTAAACGATCCTGTAACTGACTCTGCTTTGGCCACAACAGTATACTGGGATTTATTAGTAGGCGGACCCGAAAATAATGTATTGACAACAACAGGCGACTTGGTATATTATGGTGGCGCTGGTCCAGCAAGATTACCAATTGGCAGTACCGGACAAATATTAACAGTTGTCAACGGTCTCCCAGCATGGAATACTTTTGGAGACGTTCCGGGAGTTTATTATGTTGCAACTATAGGTGAAGATGATATATTTGCTAGTTATGGAACAACATTAGATTTACCGTTCAAATCAATACGTTATGCTCTTGGACGGATTGAAGATGGCGCAAGAAATATCTACGCTGCAAGGTTATTAGAATTTAACCGTCAATTTATACAGCGTGAAATTGTAGAATGGTCTGAAGAACAGATTCTCAACAACACTGCTCCGTTTGTTTCGGGATTGTCTTTTGACACAGTTAAGTGCGAACTCGGCATGGGACTAATTATTGACGCAGTAAAGTATGATATTACTCACGGCGGCAATACACGAACTCGAGCAGCAGCGTTGGCTTATGTAGCAACTCCTAGTAACTTTTATAATGGCGCCCAAACAGCAGAAACTGTGGCCAGCATTGCTTATGGATTAACTGTTATATCAAAAGTGTTGTTAAATCAAGCACCTACAGTAAACTATCAAGCACTGCAAACTGCCACTTGCACAAATACCACAACAGGGACCAATCGTGTTACAGCATCAGCAGGTACTGGCGGCACAACAAGGCTAAGAGTTGACGATGCAGTAGTGTTCACTGGCACTACATTTGGAAACATTGTTTCTGGAACAATCTATTTTGTCAATACTGTTGTTAACTCAACACAATTTACAATTACAGCAACCAAAGGTTCTGGAACACCGTTTACATTAACCACTGCCGCCGGCACAATGACTGTGACTACTAAACAAATTGCACAGGTTATTGACACTACTTATACAGTAGAAACTGGAATTTATACCACGGTATCTAGTTTGGTAGGTATAGTAACTGATGCAATCACAGCGGGTGTGTCTACAAACATTCCTGTAGAATTAAAAGTACAAGACACATTATTTGTAAAAACTGGCACACATAGCGAAGTATTGCCAATTGTAGTTCCCGCAAAATGCAGTGTAGTTGGAGATGAACTACGTAGTACTGTTGTCCAACCAGGCGTCAGCACTGTTCATATAACTGATGTGGCAGTTAGTTTAGCCAGTATAAATCGTATTCAAAGTATTATCAGTAACGTTGTTACAGGTGCCACGGTTACTCCAACCAGCGGCAATACCCAACCTCAACGCCAAGAATGGCCCTATGCTACCACCACCCAAGGATCACTGGCATCTGGTTTAGTTACAAATATTTACAATTATATTAATTATCATATCAACGCAGTTGGTAGTGATCCTACTTTAACTGGAACCAACACTGCTGTTACAAGTTACGACGTGTATGCTGCTGTGAGAATATTAGAAAGAAACAAAGATTTCTTGGCATACGAAGCAACAGCATTTGCCAACTATACATACAGTTGGACTGCTAGTGCTACTACAGCAGCCACAGATGAAATCACTGTGAGTTCCACAACAGGCATGACAGTAGACATGGCTGTGAGATTTACCGGCACCGTGTTTGGCGGCGTTGCTACAAGCACAACTTATTATATTAAAACCATAGGTTCTGGTGTTATTACAATCAGCGCAACCCGCGGTGGTGCAACATTTGATCTCAGCACTGCCAGTGGCACAATGACTGTTAGTTATTATTACGATCAAGACTTGTGCAGAAAAGACATTGGTTTTTACGTTGACGCAATTAAATATGATTTGATCTATACAGGTAATTACAAGTCATTACGTGCAGCAAAAACATATCGCAGTGCTCAACAAGGCAGTATCACTGAAAACATGTTCTTGTTGCGCAATGCCACAACCATGCGTAATATGACTTGGTCCGGGTTGACCGGCGCATTAGGTGCAGCCAACGCTTACGGAACAAAAAGACCAACAGCTGGTGCTTATGCCAGTTTAGATCCCGGCTACGGTGTTGCAGATACCAATGCACACATTACCAATAAATCACCATATGTTCAAAATGTCACAACGTTTGGCACTGGGTGCGTTGGTTTAAAAGTTGACGGATCATTACATAATGCAGGCAACGATTCAATAGTGGCCAATGACTTTACTCAGGTATTAAGTGACGGCATCGGAGCTTGGGTAACCAATAATGGGCGTAGTGAACTGGTTTCAGTGTTCTCGTACTATGCACACATTGCATATCTTTCAGAAAATGGCGGGAAAGTTCGTGCTACCAACGGCAATAACTCCTACGGTGATTTTGGCTCAGTAGCAGAAGGCATTGACTCCACAGAAACTGCAATAACTGCTACAGTTAATAATAGAAACTTAGAGGCGCAAATTGCATTTACTTATACTAGCGGCGCCAGCATTTACCGACTTGAATACAGCAACGCCGGCACAGGTTATTCTTCAGGATCTTACACTGTAGCAGGACCCGGCACCACTGCTGCTGCTACAATGGACGAATTTAGAGACAATGCTGTATATGAAGTAAGAGTAGTTGACTTAGATTCTACCAATGAGGGCGGCGCAGATTATAAAACTGTGCAAAATACAGCGCAGAATGGCAATACAACTTCAATCACAATATCAGCCAGCGACACAGAATCTAGCCCAACATATGTTGGTATGGCCATACATATCACGTCCGGCACTGGAGTTGGTCAATGCGGATATATTCAAGCATACAATTCAGGAACTAAAATTGCTACAATTTACAAATTATCAACAGGTGCAGCCGGTTGGGATCATGTAGTTCCGGGAACTGCTATAGCGGCATCATTAGATCTAACCACTGCTTATACTATTGAACCAAGAGTGACCTTTTCAGCACCAGGTTTCACAGCATCTCCTGCTACATTGACCACGGCTATTACTTGGTCTGCAGTGGGCTATGGCAGTGGGCGATTTATTGCAGTGTCCAGTGGTGCCACAACTACCAATGTTTCAACCAACGGTACAACATGGATTGCTGGCGGCGCATTACCAGCCGCAGTGACCTGGACCGATGTTCGATACGGTGCAGCAGACAGCATATGGGTTGCCATAGCCAGCGGCACAGATCAAGCAGCTAGTAGTCCAGACGGCACTACTTGGACCTCTAGAACAATGTCATCCAGTGCAAACTGGACCAGTGTTGCCTACGGTGGCGGCCGCTTTATTGCAGTGGCATCAGGCGGCACTTCATCGTCATACTCAGATGATGGTGTTTCTTGGTCGGCAGGTGGAGCACTACCTAGTTCTACTACTTGGTCTAGTGTTACATACGGCAACGGATATTTTGTTGCAGTGGCCACAGGCGGACAAGTCTCAGCATATTCAACCAACGGCGCAGCTTGGACACTTGGCGGAACATTGCCAAGTTCAACAACATGGTGTAGCGTGAGATACGGTAATGGCCGTTTTGTAGCTATTGCAGGCACAGGCGGTGCAGACACAGCAGCCGCTTACAGT